CACATAAATGGTAAGGACCCAAGTCTAGGTATCATACCAATTAGAGATGATTCAAGTTGTATATGGGGTTGTATAGATATAGATACATACCCTTTAGATTTTAAAAAGATTGTAAGTAAGATTAGAAAATTAGATTTACCTTTGGTCATGTGTAGATCAAAGAGTGGTGGTGCTCACATATTTTTATTTTTAAGAGAACCAACACAAGCAAAAATTATAAGAGATAAATTAATAGAGTGGTCTGGATTGATTGGCTACGCTAATTGTGAAGTATTTCCAAAACAAATAGAGATCAGAGCAGATAGAGGAGACACAGGTAATTTTTTAAACTTACCTTATCATGGCGGTGATGAAAGTATGAGACACGCTTTTGATGATGACGGTCAAGCTATTACATTAGATGAGTTTTTTCTTCTGTATGAAAAGCATAGTGTTGGTCTACAGTATCTCAAAGACTTTAAACCTAGGGTAGAAAAACAAATAAATGATTTAGATGACGGTCCTCCTTGTATAGCAACTCTTATGTCACAAGGTATACCTGAAGGTGGTAGAGATAACACATTGTATCAGTATGCCGTTTACGCAAAGAAAAAATGGCCTGAGCAGTGGCAAGACAAAGTAGATGAGTTTAATCACAAGTACATGGAAAGACCACTTAGTTCTTCACAAGTTCAAAAGACAATTAATCAGCATGAGAAAAAAGATTATCAATATAAATGTAAAGACCAACCTATGTGTTCTGTTTGTTCACCCATACAATGCAGAGCAAAACAATATGGTATAGGTAATTCTTTTCAACATCAGGTTAGTGATTTAACAAAGTTTGAAAGTGATGAGTCCACATGGTTCTTAAACATAGACGGTAGAAGATTAAAATTATCTACAGAACAATTGTATGATCAACACAGATTTAGAAAAGCATGTTTGAATGAAATAAATATACTACCTAATATTATGAGACCTAATGATTGGGATAATAGAATACAATCTTTATTACAGGTTGTAGAGGTAATACAAATGCCACATGAGATTACAAAGACAGGTAGGTTTGAAAACTTATTAGAAAGATTCTTAGAGGACCAAGGTGAAGCAGAACACATAGACGAAATTGAAATGGGTAAGGCATTGTTTGAAGACAAAGAATATATTGATATAATTAAAGAGAATGGTGTGGAAAAAGAAATCAAGGTTCAAAAGATGACTGCTTTTTTTAGATCAGATTGGTTACAGAAGTTTTTAAAGAAGAATGATTTTAAAGATTTTAATGCTACAGAGATGACTGCTCACATTAGAAATAAATTAGGTGGTGGAGATATCAGACGTAAAGTTAAAAATAAAACAACTTATCTTTGGTTTTTGCCATGGCAGAAAAAAAGCGAGGATGAGTTTAAAACACCTGACATGAGAGAGGATGCTCCGTTTTAATGAAAAAGAGAATACATATTAATCAACATAAGATCAGATCAAACAAAAAAAATAATTTAAAGGAACCTGTTATTACAGTAAAAACTTCTAAGTCAAATGATTACGCTCATGAAGTTGAAATAAAAGGTCCTTCAAAAATAATATATAGTCCAGATAAACCTTTATCTTGTGGTGCTAGAGTATGGATTGAAACAGACGAAAAAGTAGTTTTAGATAATGGATTATGTCTAGACAAATAATATTTGGACCACCAGGCACGGGTAAGACTACACACTTACTTCATATCGTGGAGAAAGAGTTACGTGAAAACAAAGTATCACCTGACAAGATAGCTTATCTAGCATTTACAAATCAAGCGGCTGACGAGGCTTTGTCAAGAGCTATATCTCAATTAAATTATAGCACAAAAGATTTTATGAACTTTCGAACATTACATAGTTTAGCTTACAGAGAATTACATTTAAAAGAAGAAAACATCATGAGTGATGATGACTACAAAGTGGTATCAGATAAACTACAAATTAATCTTAGTAATCCGAACAAGAACACCGAAACATATGGCGCTGGCTTTCCTGATGATATATTTATGAAAGTTATTGACGGTGCAAAAGTCAGAGGACTCACAACCGAAAACTTTTTTAATGATCCTACTGTAGGTCATTTGCAAGGGGGCTGGTTAAAATTAAAATATATTGATCAAGCTTTACATCAATATAAATCGGAGAGAAACAAATTTGATTTGACTGATTTGATAGTTGAGTTTAATAAAAAACATTACGATACCATACCTCAGTTCGACGTGGTAATAATAGATGAAGCACAGGATTTGAGTTGGTTGCAATGGAAAATGGTAGAAAGAATTATTGAAAATAGTAAAAGAGTCTACGTCGCCGGAGATGATGATCAAGCTATCTATCGTTGGGCGGGAGCCAGACCTGAATATTTAATTAATATGGAAGGTCAAAGAACTGTATTAAATAAGTCTTATAGATTATCTAAATTAATTCATAAACATGCAAATAAACTAATTACAAGAATATCAGACAGAGTAGATAAAGAATGGACATCAAGAGATGATGACGGTGAAGTAAACATATATCCGATAGAACAATTACAAAAGATGAAAGAAGGTCAGTGGTTGATCTTAGCAAGGGACAGGTATCGTTTAGATAAGTTAGAAGAGGATTTAAAAATCTACGGCTACTATTATAAAAGAGCTGATAAAACTTCTATTAATAAAAGAATACATGAAGCAATCTTAGCGTGGGAAGATCTGCGCAGAGGTAAAGAAATAGGTATTAAACAAGTGAAAAGTTGCTATGCTTATATGAAGACAGGAGAAGGAGTGGAAGTAGAACATAAGGGTATGAAGAAAGCAGATAAAGAAAAATTATATAACTTCGAAGCATTGAAAAATAATTATGGTTTAAAAGTAGACAAAGATTTACCGTGGTTTAAAGCGTTAAAAAATATACCACCGTCAAAGTCTATTTATGTTAGGGCAGTTTTACGCCGTGGTGAAAACATTAGACACGAACCACGGATCAAGTTATCGACTATACACGGATCAAAAGGTGGAGAGTCCGATAATGTTATGTTACTGACAGACTTGTCTCGCAAAGCAGATGATGAGTATTGGAAGAACAGGGATTCAGAGCGACGAGTATTCTATGTTGGAATGACACGTGCTAGGAATATATTAAACATTGTTAGATCTCAATCTGACAGAGAATTTTCGGAGGTTTTTTAATGTCATTTACAAACGTTGTTATCAAACAACTTCAGATAACTATTAAACAGATTTCTAAAGTCAGGGCAGAAGGCGCGAAGCTTAGACGTGATGACTTAGATAAAGCAGTAAAAGTTTTAAAGAAAGATTTAGAACAATTACTACAAGACTTACAACAGCAAAAGGAGAAAGAAGATGCAAAGTGAAAAGTGTTTACAAGAAGCTATTAGATTAGTAACAGGCCCTAGAGCAAATGATTACGGTGATAAAACTATCACACATTGTAATATTGCAGCTCTATGGAGTTCTTATTTAGGAAAAGATATTTCCGCTCACGACGTAGCCATGTGTATGCTATTGATGAAGGTTGCTAGAATAAAACATAAAGCAACACCCGATTCTTATATAGATATTGCTGGGTACGCGGCCATAGCAGCTGAAATCGAAAAAGAGGACTAGTGACTCAAATGCCTTTGTTCCAACCACCTAGTGAGTGGACGCCACCTGAAAAAGTGCCTGATTTGACAGAGGCTACAGAGATAGCAGTAGACTTAGAAACTTGTGATCCTAACATAAAGACTATGGGGCCAGGTTGGCCTAGGGGTGACGGTTTTATAGCTGGAGTTGCAATAGCAGTAGACGGTTGGAAAGGATATTTTCCAATACGTCATGAAGGCGGTGGTAATTTTGATGAGAAGATTGTCAAGCGCCAAGTAAAAAAAATTATGGAGTTACCCTGTGATAAGATATTTCACAATGCTTCTTATGACGTAGGGTGGCTTCGCTGGTGGGGTATAGAAGTCAAAGGTAAAATTATTGATACACTGATAGCCGCCCCTCTTATAGATGAAAATAGATTTAGATACTCCTTAAATGAATTAGGAAGAGATTATTTAAAAGACACCAAGTCAGAAGGTCTACTGTACGAGGCTGCAAAAGAATGGGGCGTCGATGCTAAAGCTGAAATGTATAAGCTACCGCCAATGTATGTGGGTCCTTATGCAGAACAAGATGCTGATCTGACCCTCAGATTATGGCAGTTTTTTAAAGTAGAATTAATTAAGCAAGAGCTATCCAGTATCTTTGATCTCGAAACACGGCTCTTTCCATGCTTATTAGATATGAAATCTAATGGAGTTCGCGTTGATTTACAAAAGGCTAATCATATAAAAATAGATTTAAGTAAAAAAGAAAAAGATCTTTTACATAAAATTAAACAAGACACAGGAGTTGATGTAGATGTTTGGGCTGCTGTCAGCGTGGCTAAAGCTTTTGATAAGTTAAAGATATCTTATGAAAGAACACCGAAGTCAGGTCAACCAAAGTTTGATAAAAACTTTCTAACAACTCACAAACATCCTTTAGCTAAAATGATAGTGCAGGCTAGAGAGTTTAATAAAGCACGCACTACATTCATTGATACGATACTCACTCACGAACACAAAGGTCGTATTCACGCTGATATACATCAAATGCGCAGTGAGAGTGGTGGTACAGTCACGGGTAGATTTAGTTATAGTAATCCTAATCTCCAGCAGATTCCAGCTAGAAACAAGGATATCGGACCAATGATCAGGTCTATCTTTATTCCTAATGAAAAATGTAAGTGGGGTAGTTTTGATTACAGTCAGCAAGAACCCAGAGTGTTAGTTCACTTTGCTGCATTGACCGGCGGTGGATTAAAAGGTGCTAGTGAAGTGATTGAGTCTTATAAGCATGAGGATCCAGACTTTCATCAAGCAGTGGCGGACATGGCTGGCATAGATAGAAGAACCGCGAAAACAATTAATTTAGGTATGATGTATGGCATGGGTAAAGGTAAGCTTGCAAGTGAGCTTGGATTAGACAGAGATGAAACAGAAGATTTATTTACACAGTTTCACGCTAACGTGCCTTTTGTAAAACAATTAATGGAACAAGCAACACGGAAAGCAGAAAACGTAGGCTTTCTTCGAACACTGCTGGGTCGTAAGTGTCGTTTTGATACATGGGAACCGCGAGCATTTGGTATACATAAACCATTACCTTTATGGTTAGCTGAGAAAGAATATGGACGTGACTTAAAACGTGCATGGACTTACAAAGCTTTGAATAGATTGATACAAGGATCTAGTGCAGACATGACTAAAAAAGCTATGGTGGATTTATATGAGCAAGGAATTGTATCTCATATACAAGTTCACGATGAATTAAACTGTTCGATTGAGTCTGATGAGCAATCAAAAAAAATTAAAGAAGCAATGGAAAATACAGTGCAATTAAAGGTACCTTTGAAAGTAGACATGGATATAGGATCATCATGGGGAGAAATGAAAAAAGGGTAATTGGTGACGTCAGTGAACATAGGGCTATCATTAAGTTCTTAGAGCAAGGCTACGAGGTATTTAAAAACGTATCGAGTTCTGGCCCCATTGACATGGTGTTAGTTCACCATAAGACAGGAGAGGTCAGACTTATAGATGTTAAGACAACATCACGCAGGACAAAAAGTTGGCGACCGGGATCAAAGATTATTAGACAACGGAC